AGACGCGTCCAAACGATTTTTGCCACGAGTAAAAAATTACACTTTTTTGAAAATTAACATGAGCCAAGGAAGAAGACCAGCAGCTAAGAAGGGACCAACGTCCAAGCCATTGTCCCAACAAAGTCCGCCACTCTGGTTGACAACGTATGCGAAGGAAGAGTGGCAAAGGATTCACACCGAACTCATAGAACTAGGAGCTAACATCTCCGGGCTGGATTACGTGGCACTGGTTTGTTACTGCGATGCCTTTGGAAAGGTGCAGCAATCAATTGAGACCTTACAACTGGAGGGAGACACGGTCACAAACAACTACGGTCACACAGCAAAGCATCCAGCGCATACGATTTTGAACACCTCCCGGTCAGCTCTTAGAAATTGGGCGGTGGAGTTGGGACTCACTCCAGGTAGCAGGGGCAAGATTCCAATGGCGAAAGCACCTGAAAGAGTGAACAAATTTCATACGCTATGACTCATACAAAGGAAGCGCAGAAGTATGTTAGGGAAATTACTAGTGGGAAACTGCCTGCTTGCAGATGGGTAGTGTTAGCTTGCAAGCGACACCTGAAAGATTTGGAGCGATCAAAAGAGAAAAGTTTTCCGTTCCGTTTTGATGAGGCGAAAGCTAACAAGATATGTAATTTCGCAGAGTTCCTACCACACACGAAAGGGGAGTGGTGCTTTTACCACCACGATAAGCAGGAATGGAATACAATACGCCTACAACCTTGGCAGAAGTTTGTACTTTGCAGCTTGTTTGGATGGGTGAAAAAGACTAACGGTATGAGGAGGTTTACGAAGGCGAGTCTATACATCCCACGTAAGAACGCAAAATCAACTCTCGCTGCCTGCATTGGTTTGTACATGTTACTAGAAGACGGTGAACCGGGAGCGGAAGTGTATTCCGGAGCAACCAGTCGGGACCAAGCGATGATGGTTTTCCGCACCGCTTGGATCATGGTAAAGAAGTGTCCGGACCTACAAGCCAAGTATGGAGTGGTAGTAACAGGTAGCACAATACCAGGAGCGTTGATTGCGGCGGACGGTTCAAAATTCGAGCCGATCATTGGTAAACCGGGAGACGGTTCAAGTCCACACTGTGCTTTGATTGATGAGTACCACGAACATCCTAACAGTGACTTGAGGGACACGATGGAGACAGGAATGGGAGCACGTAGACAACCACTTTCTCTTATCATATCCACAGCAGGAAGTAACATCGCTGGTCCATGTCGGCAGGATTGGAAGGTATGTGAACAGGTGTTAGAAGGAAAGAAAGGCTTCGTTGATGAAACAGTATTCGCAGTGATGTGGACAATTGATGACCCTGAAAAGTGGGACTTGAAAAAATCTCTAGCCATTGCAAATCCCAACTGGGGAATCAGTGTGAATCCTGAACAGGTAGCACCCGCTGTAGAAGCTGCAAAGTACAATCCAGAAAAGCAGGCGACAGTCAAAACAAAGTATTTCAATCTATGGGTCCAAGCAAAGGAGGCGTACTACAATATAGACGCATGGGAAAAACTTGCAAACCCTAACATCAAACCAGAAGACTACAAGGATTACCCTTGTTTGTTAGGAGGGGACTTTGCTTCAAAGCATGACATCGTCGCACTGATGCAGTTGTTTGTACTGCCGGAAGAAAAGTATGCGTTGTTTGGAAAGTACTACCTGCCAGAAGACACGATCAACTTACCAGAGAATCAGCACTACCAGAATTGGGAAAGGACCGGATGGCTAACAAAGACTCCAGGATCAATCACAGATCTGGAGTACCTAACTAACGACGCAGAAGAAATGATGAAGCAATGTAACGTTGAAGAGATGGTCTGTGACCCGAACAGAGCATGGGGAGTATTCCCGCAACTGCAGAAGCGGGGATTGCCAGTGGTTGAATACCGCAATACAGTTATGTTCATGAGTGAACCGACGAAGCAACTGGATGCCTTAATCAGGTCCGGCAGGATTGTACACAACGGTGACCCGGTTCTGGCATGGGCGATTTCAAACGTAACAGCCAAGCTGGACAAGAAAGACAACGTCTATCCTAACAAGGACACCGCGAGAAATAAGATTGACCCTGTCGTCTCTACCTTGTTCGCCCTCGGCCGAGCGATGGTTCGCACGGGTGAACCTGCTACCTCAGGGTTTTCATTCGGGTAAGAAACTGAGTCTATCAAGGTTTCCCCTTGCCACTTTCCAGGCTTCTGTGGTAAGAGTTTTTTTACGTGAGGCATTTACTTGGGAACCTATTTACCAGACCAGACTTCCGAGGGAGTCGGTCTGCTGTAGATACACGTGTCCCGGTTGAAGCACCTAACGGAGTTCCAGCGTTCCGTAAACTTCCGAAACGACGGGAAAAAAGATCAGCCACTGACTCGCTCAAAGGGCATCTGTCCCTAGTAGTGGGACAGCAATCGGGCGCGGGAGTTCCGGTAAATGAGGTGTCTGCTACAGGTGTCCCTGGAGTGTTAGCCTGTGTGAAGCTGCTGTCCAATCTGGTTGGCACCTTGCCACTCAAGCTGATGCTTACCACTACCAAGGGCAGCGACACCGTGACCGATCACGCTTCTGCCTTGGTGGTAAAACAACCGGGTGAGTTGCACACAGGTAGTGAGCTTCGAACGCTGATGGAAGTTGGAAAGGGATTGGGTGGGAATGGGTATTGCAGAGTGCATCGCAGTAGCTTCGGTGAACCAAGGGAGCTTGAGTGGATTGCACCGTTTGACGTTGAACCGAAGTATGCAAAGGGTCAACGTATGGTTTCCTACCACCTTCGCGGTGAAAGGTTGCCACTCACCCGGTATGACATTATCCATGTTCGCGGTTTCTCGTTAGACGGAGTAGTTGGTATATCACCCATCCGAATGCTTCGGAACGCTGTTGGAACTTCCATCGCGCAATCCGAAGCAGCAGGTAAGTTGATGAAGAACGGTACCAACTTTCCGGGCTACATGGTTTCACCTGAAAGTCTAACACCTGACAAACTCAAGGACGCTCGGGCTGAGTGGGACGCACACTACACAGGAGCTACCAATGCAGGTAGAGTCCCAATCATGTGGGGCGGATGGGAATTCAAGCAGACGCACGGGATGTCAATGGTTGATGCTCAGTTCCTTGAGTCTCGCCGCTTCGAGCTGGAGGAGATTGCTAGGCATTACCAGATACCAAGTTTCCTCATCAACGACACCACGAAGACCACTTCGTGGGGAACAGGGATGGCAGAAATGATGCAGTCTTTCTTGAAGATTTGCCTCAACCCGATTTTAGTACACTGGGAGGAATCACTCAATTTCACCCTTCTAACAAGTGACGAGATTCGCCAAGGATTACATTTCAAATTCAATCGCCGAGCTCTGCTGGAACTTTCACCGGAAGCACAAGCTGCATTCCTTCAAGCGATGAGGGGTATCGGTGTTTACAGTGTGAATGACGTTCGCCGTCGCCTTGACGAAAACGAATTGGAAGATCCTTCCATTGGTGCAAACTACACTCTACCTTTCAACAATACCGGAGGGGCAGCACAGGCAGCACAGTCCGATCCAGAAACACTAACTGAAGACCCTGATGAAACACTAACTGAAGACCCTGATAATGGCGAATGAACTTTACTACGCGATTGAGCTAACTGCACGAAAAGGAGGAGCAAGTGTTTCCCATTCAACCAGTGGTAATACTACCATGACTGGTGACGACATGACTCAAGCCACTCAAGTAATCGGCACTACTTCGGAGGTCATTGACTTCGGTGAAATCGCCGGAGCACCTTCCATGGTATTGATCCGAAACCTTGACGCCACTAACTTCGTGGAGATTGGTGGAGACTCCGGGCTGACAATTTTCAAGCTGAAGATCTTAGCAGGCAAATCAATTCTGATCAGTCCGTCATCTGCTACCATGTACGGCAAAGCGGACACAGCAGCAGCACGAATCCAAGTTATCGCCGTAGAAGCCTAACAAATGAAATCAAAATTTCCAAACCTCCCAGAGCGCGAAAGTCGTTTTCTATCGGCATCAGTAGAATTTCGAGCTGCTGCTGAACCGGATGCCTCTCCAGTGGTGAGGGGATACGCAGCGAAATTTGACAGTAGATCTGAAAACCTCGGAAGCGCAGATCACCAGTTCTATGAAGTGTTGGATCGTGGTGCTTTTGATGATGTGTTGAAAGACGACGTTAGAGCACTGTTCAACCACGAGTCCTCGGCCATTCTTGCACGTTCCAAGAACGGTGAAGGTACTTTGAAAATTGGTACGGATGACGTTGGTCTATGGTATGAGTTCATACCGCCTGACACACAAGTCGGCCGTGACTTGGTGACCAGCCTGCAACGGGGAGACGTTGACCAATCAAGCTTCTCATTTACAGTTAGCCCTGAGGGGCAGCGTTGGGAAGAGAAACGAAATGGCGATGGTCCAATGGTTGCTACTCGTACGATAACAAAGGTATCCCGCCTCTATGACGTTTCGCCAGTAACCTACCCTGCATACCCGGACGCGACCGTTGCACTTCGGTCACTAGAAAAATTTCGCATGGAACAAGAACCGGAAACTCCGGAACCAACTGTGCAATACAATCCCGATTTGTGTCCGAGGCAGCGGCACTACTCAAGGGTCATCAACAAGACTGCCAGCAACTAACAGAACAATATGAGCCTGAAAACACTACAAGAAAATCGCGGTTCGCTGGCAAAACAAGCCGACGCAATCCTGAAACCATCGCGTGACGAAAGTCGTGCGCTCACCGGGGACGAAGCATCCGCTTACGATGCTATCGCCAAGAACATTGATGCACTCGACGAAACCCTTTCCAGGGAGCTTCGCCAGTTTGCAATTCAATCGCAGAAGCCTGCTGAGCTAACAAAGGGTGAAGCGCGGGATGTCAATCGTTTTTCGGTTGGTACCCTGCTTCGGGCGATGACTGAGAACCGGACCTTGGATGGTGTGGAATTGGAAATCGTTGACGAGGGCCGAAAGGAAGCTCGTGCTGCTGGCATCAACTCCGGTGGCCTGTTCCTCCCGCGAATGGTAGTTCGCCGTGAAAATCGCGATATGAGTGCCACTGGTACTACCACTACGTCCCTGGACCAAGGCGGTATGACCATCGCAACCGAGAAGCGTGGACTGGCAGATGACTTCTTCAATGCTTCCATTGCTCGCAGTCTTGGTGCTACTGTGCTGGAAGGCCTCTTTGGAAACTTGGACTTGCCTCGGCTTACGGCTGGAACGGCACCTGCCAAGAAAGCCGAGAACGCAAGTGCTGATGAAACGAGTCCGTTGGTTGCTATGCTCCAACTTACTCCGCATCGTCTACCTGCTTTCATTGACATTGGTGAGCAACTGCTGCTCCAGTCGGATGTTAACATTGAAGCTATCATCCGTTCTTCCTTGACAGCGCAGATGACCGCAATCCAAGAGCATGCGATCTTCCATGGCGGTGGTACCAATGAACCAACTGGCATCGCTGGTACTTCTGGTATCGGTAGTGTAGTTGGTGGAACTAACGGACTCGCACCTACTTGGTCGCATCTTGTTGGTTTGGAAACCGAAGTGGATACGGACAATGCACTGATGGGTCGTTTGGCATACGCGTCCAATGGACAAATCCGGGGTAAGCTGAAGACCACTCCTAAGGTTGCTTCAACTGATAGCATCATGCTCCTTGATGACCGTGCAGCAAACCAAGTCAACGGTTACCCCATTGGATTCTCCAATGCGATCAGCCGAACCTTGACCAAGGGAAGTTCGTCCTTGGCATCTGCCATCTTCTTTGGTAACTTTGCTGACCTGATCCTTGCGTATTGGGGAGGTATCAGCCTTGAGCTGATTCGTGACAGCTCTAACGCCATCACGGGTCAGTACCGCTTGGTTGCTGCTAGTTACTACGATGCAGGGGTTCTTCGCCCGAAATCGTTTGCTGCCATGCTTGACGCCCTCGGTGCCTGAGTGTGAGTTTGTTACCCTCCCCGAATTGCAATGCAGCTTTTACCTGCATGGCTCTTCGGGGAGGGGCATCCCTTTCCATCAATAAAATCAATCAGTCATGCTACCAATCAAAGAAGTCTTTGTTAGGATTACTCGCAATTGCTTTGCGAAACAGGTGCCATACTCCATTGGTCAGGTTGTAAGTTTGGATGCAAAGATTGCGTATGAGCTCATTGCAGCAGGAGCAGCACAGATTTTCACGGCACCTGTTCAAACAGCAGAAAGTCCACAGTTCAAGAAAGCTGAAACCGCAACCATGAAGAAACACTACAAGTGAGCCCTGATCAGTACAGCCTCGCAGTCGCACCAACCTTTGAACCTATTTCGTTTGACGAAATGGCGGATCACCTGAGGTTGATTGATGACACTGACGAGGAGTACGTAACCGGACTGATTGCAGTTGCACGGGAGTACGTGGAAGGTGTTACGGGACGGGTAGCAGTTAGTTCTACTTACCGCGTAGTGGCACAATCATGGGCTGATTTGAAAAGTATCAACGAGCGTATGCCATTCTTCAGGACATCGCTGACTACCAGCGAGCTGATCCCGCTTTTCCGAACACCGTTGATTTCCATCACGTCTATCAAATACTATCCCCCCGGTGTCACGACGCAGACGACCTTGAGTAGCACAAACTATTCCGCCATCGTCACAACTTCACCGGGTCAAATTTTCATACCGTCATCTGTGATCCTGCCGGATGTGGAAGAGGAAAGACCTGACGCCATTGAGATCCTATTCGTTGCAGGACACAGTACCATTGGGGAGGTCCCTGCTACGCTACGCCATGCGATAAAGCTATTGGCAGCGCATTTCTATGAGACGCGTCAGCCTGTGATCACAGGGACGATTGTGGCAGCGATGCCGTATACCCTGACAAACTTAATACTCAACCAGCGAGTGGGGGGATTCTTCCAATGAATGCTTCAAACCTAGATCGCCGCATCAAAGTTCAGGTCCGGTCTGTTAGCCAAGATCAATCTGGCGGACGGGTAGAAACTTGGACTGACTCGTTTGATGCATGGGCAGAATTGGTCAGGCAGGTAGGTGGAGAATCTGAAATAGCCGGAGCGGACAAGCCTAGCGAAACTGCGATCTTCCGCATCCGTTACGTCAACTCCATTGCTTCAAACACTCACCGGATTTCTTGGAACTCAAAAATCTACGACATCCTCCACATCGCTGAAGAGGGCAGACGCGACGGTCTGCTCATCACCTGTCGCACAATCCTTTCGATCCCCTAACAATGGCACAGATACAAGCTATTCGCCTCGTTGGTATTGAAGAAGTCAAACGAGGCCTTTCACGCCTCCCTGATGAGTTGCTGAAACGTGCTGAAAAGGAAGTTCTGCGAGCCGGAGCGAAGCCTGTGCTAAGGGCAGCAAAGGCACGAGTACCGACTGGCAAGGGGGAGCACAAAGGACTCTTGAAGAAAAGCCTAGGTACTTCCCTTAAGAAATTGCGATCGTCAGGAAAATCTAGAAGTGACACGGTCCACAGTATCCGAATTGGACCGCGTACGGGATTTAGAGTGGCATTGAAAGACAGCACAGCTAACAAGGATCACCTTGCCAAGATGAAAGGTGGTAAAAAAGTATTAGCCATCAAGAAAGGTGCTCAGCGGAAACGGTTCAAAGACCCTGTCAAGTATGCTCACCTTGTTGAGTATGGTACGAGTCGTTCTGCAGCTACTCCCTTTATCCGTCCAGCAATTGAAGCCACTAAGAGTGAGGTCGTTGATGCAATGGCACAGGGACTGGAAAGGCATTTGAGCAAGGTTTGTGCGAGGCTTGCCAGCGGAAAGAAGGTTTTCAAATGAGCTGGCAAACTGACATGAGGCTCGCTTTGATTGGCAGTCCTGCACTGAATGCGCTCATTGGTAACAATATATGGGAAACAGTGGCAGACTCAGCAACCAGTGTTCCCTACGTGGTCTTTCAAACGGTTTCCACGGGTGGACAAACTACCCATGACGGCGACCGCTCACTGGAGTTTCCAAGCCTTCAAATCGTGGCATGGGCTAACACGGCAGAAATATCAAGGGATGTAACTAACAAGATTCACGCAGTCCTTGACGGCAAGACTCTAGTCGGTGGGTCTATGACGTCATTCCAATTCAACGGTCAGAGTTCCAGCTATGACCAGGAATCAAGACTTTACGGGGAAATCATTGAATATCTAGCAGCTACAAACAGAAACTAACATCATGGCGAAAACAAAATCATTCGGCACTGCCGTAACCGTTGGAGGCACTGCCATCACTGGCATGAATTCCATTTCGTTCTCAGGGGGAGACGTTCCTACCTTTGACATCACCACTCACGACTCAACCGCAAAAGAGTTCGTCTCCGGTCTGGTTGACTATGGGACATTTGAAATTGGAGGACTAGTAAACCATGACGATGCAGGGCAAGACGCTCTTCGCTCTGGTACTGGTACAACGGTAGCTTTCGTGGTTACCCTTCCTAACACTGAAACGATCAGCTTCAGCGCGATCATTGGTGTTCTAAATGAGGACATCCCACTGGAAGGTGCTGTAGGTTTCTCAGTCTCGTGCAAACTAACGGGAGCAAAGACCTACTCAGCATGAACTATCCTGTGACCATCGGGGGCGAGCAGGTTCTATTCACTTGGAACCAAGGGGTAGCTAGACGGTACCGCTTCCGCCTTGGATCCATTGGAGGACATCCAACGCAGAAAGAACTACGGTCACCTGCAATGAGTACCGTATCAATTACCAAGTTGGTATGGGCATTGCTGCCTCCGGGGTTGATGGAAACCTATCCTACCCCGGAGGATTTATTCTGTGACATTGAGGATGATGCATGGCCGAGTATTCAATCAACCATCACCGGGATCTATTCGGACATGAATCCGAACGCTGAAAAAAAAATCACTTCAACGAACTCGCCTTCGCCAGAATAGAACTAGGTCTAACAGAAAATGAATGGGAATCAATGCATCCATTGCAAGCGGAGTCCATGGGAAAAGCATGGAGGGAAAAACAGAAACGAGAAGAAATCCGTTTGGCTGAATTGAAATACTACCTTGCAGCTCCACATACAAAGACGCGCATGACAATACGGGATTTCCTGCCAGACTGGATTTCAAAGAAACGCATGGGAGTTGAACAGATGTTAGCAGAATCAGAAAGACAGAAAACACTCAAACGAAATGGCTAAGTCAAGTTCCATTGGAAGCACGTATGTTGAGTTGATGTTGAAAGACGTCAATTTCAAGAAGGGACTTGCTACCGCCGAAAAGTCCCTGAATAAGTTTGCGGGTGGGATTGTGGGATTGGCAGCAGATGCGGCGAAGGCGATGGCAGTTGTCGGGGTAGCTATCACTGGCGCGATGATTGCAGGTACGAAGCGAACATTGGCGAACACTGATGCCCTTGTGGACATGGCTAATCAAACAGGAGTAGCCGTCGCTGATATGATGATCCTTCAACGAGCGTATGAGGACGGTGGACGAGCTGCTGACATGGCAGGCAAGGACATTGGCAAGATGCAGAAATCACTGGTAACTGCACAGCAGGGAGGGGACGACCCTTTCAAAGCACTTGGTTTGTCCGCCGATGAATTGCTTAAGAAGAACCCTGCTGAACAAATGAAGCAGATCGGGGAGGCAATCATGCGTATCCAAAATCCTGCTCAGCGCACCGCGAAAGCAATGGAGATTTTTGGTAAAGGTGGTATGGGATTACTAACTGTGTTCGGCGGAATGGGAGCAGCTGAGAAAGCACTTGGTAGGATGCCACGACTTGCTGAAAAGTTTGGAGCGGCGATGGGTGAGGCTAACGATTTGATCGGGCACCTCCCCCTCAAGTCAGATCAATTCTTCATGGGATTCACAGCCGGAATCATTGGAGAACTCCTGCCAGGACTTCAATTGCTGAACGAAAAGGATTTCACAGAGCTAGGAAAAAACCTAGGAGATGCAGTAGCGACCGGGATCAATACACTAACAGACGGATCAATCTGGGAGATTTTTCGTTTACAGGCTGAGAAAATCAGAAATTACTTACAAACTGAGTTCTTGGGAGGATTCATAAACGCATGGGCAGCAGGTGTCTCTACTATAATGGACGCATTCAGCGAATCAAGTACCACCCGTGCATTTTCTTTTCTCGGGAACTTTGATGAGCATTCTCAAGCCGGACTCCAAATTAACAAAGAAAAGAACGAGGAGCTTGACAAGCGTATATCTGAACTGCTTGGAACTGCTGCAAAGAAAGCATCCGAAAGATCTGCCGCTGTGGTTTCCGGTGTACCGAGTATGTTAGCACGTCCCATTGACACACTGGAGGTTGACAAGATTACAAAGCCTACAGGGAAATCATGGGAACGCATGAGTTTGAAAGACGAGTACCAATCCCGTGGATTGTCCACTACCCCGGGAGCAGTGAAGGTAGGTGATAAGATGCTAACAGTCATGGAGGCGATCCACGCCATCCTTGACAGGGCAGAACTGGAGGGCGGACTAGTCTGGCAGTAAACAATGGCAGCAGAAACAATCTTGACATACTTGAAACCTAACTACCCCGAATACGGGACTGGTGCGAAAGGTATCAACATCCGGTTGGAATACATTGGTCCAACTGCCACGATCCTAGCAGCGATTCCGGCAGAAGGTGCTACATGGGGGGACTATGATGGAACGGTTGAATCCACTACTTACAATACTATCAGCGGGAGTAACCCTGCACAAAGTGAGTTGTCCATTGCAGTGTCTCGGGAGTTTGAAGCAGGTGACCAACCTGGAACAGCCACTGAGTCAAATTATGAAATTGAGTGGACAAGGATTACAAAGCCAATGATTACACACCCGGACTTTCGTCCAGGAGGTGGAGGTCAATTCCAACTATCTACAGATGACATTATACAAATAGAGGCTTGGAGGAACGGCAAAGTCCCAGCGAAAAAATCTGCTTTTGAATGGCCGAGGTATAGCAGTGCGAACCGTTCGGAAAAGCCTACATGGTATGGTCTTTCAGTGAACGCCACGAAGCTGGCGAATGGTATCTTAATGGATATGGATACATGGGAAGATTACGTTCCGGTAGCCAGAAAAACTACAGGCTTCGTGAACGGACCTCCTAACACTAGCACAGCAGGGCAGAAAGAAACGCCTCAAGGGTTTGTCGGGTTACCACAGGGATATGAATGGAGGAAGTCTGCAGACCGTGGAACGCGAACCGGGAAACAGAATAAGTGGGACCGTACTGAAGAATGGGAAGGTGCCCTGAAGGTACTTTACGATAACAAGAAAATCTACTGGTAATGAAGTTTCCTAACGAGCCAATCAAAGGAGTTCCAGTTGCACAAACAATGACCGAGGTCATTGACTTCTTGCGACCTCAACCGGGAATGCCGAAAGCACGACCGCTTGAAAACTTTGAAACATGGGACACACTACCGCCATTCTTGCCTATTCTATCAGAGGATAGTGATGGGTATTTTAAGTTCACCCTGACAGATGGATATGTCATAGAACGTGTACCGGGCACCGTGGATGCAATTGGAATGCACATCCCTTCAGGTATATCCTATCTAGGTGAAAGAACTGCCATTTACATCACATCTTCATTTCCACAAATTTCAATCAGGATTGAAACCAATCCAAATGGAGAAATCTTTGGCGTCTCATATGTACTAGACACAGAAGGCCAAACAAGTGTCAACCCGGATGAAAATACCGGAACCTATGGGGACATCCGCATCAAGCTCGCAGTGTTCCGTCCAGCAAGCGGTGGTGATGACGCTTACCTACAACTCTACGCGGCAGGATCCCACATCTACTACTCAAGGGGAGAAGCGACAGGACTAACAGGGTATGTCAAATACGTCCGAGATATAGCAGGCGGTGGGACATCATACAGTTACCTCTACGTCCGGTATATCAACGGACAGATGGTTGCCACTCTTGACGGGTGGGACGGATCAAGTGCTGTGACACCTCCAGCCGGATGGGGATCTCAAATCTACGCGGTTGAATTCTTTGGAGCAGCAGGATATGGATCGCCGAATTCTTATTGGTAATTGAAAACTAACAAACTACATTCATGCAGAACTTCATGTCATATCTGGGTAATAGCAAGACTCTACGAATCCCACTGGTATTCGAAGCAGCAGCTTTTACACCCGGTACAGATTACACTTTGATTTTTACCTGCAAAGAAAGTCTTGCGGACACCGATGCACAAGCTAAGATCCAAAAGACTACAGGTACTGGACTAACTCATTCTTCATCCTTTGCACTGGTTACACTGGTGCCGGGAGATTCTGATACCCTGATTGATAATGCTTATTTCTACGACGTTCAAGCACAGCACAATACTACAGGAGCAGTATTGACAGTTCAAGCGGGTCGGCTTCGTTTCCGCATCCCACCAACTAGGGAGCTGGAAACCTCAGTTCCCATCTACACGACGCAACCACCCGCTCCAATTGGACCCACTGGTGCGACCGGACCAGCAGGACCAGCACCATCCGGCACCGGATTTGTGAAGGTTGTCTCTGGAGTATTGCAAACTCCATCCGCCAGCATCGCGCAGTCTGTTGTGACAAACCTCACTAGTGACCTCGCGCTGAAAACTAACGCTCAAATTCCTCTT